TTTTCCCAAAAAAATTTGCTATAATACCTTACAATAAAAAAATTTTTCAGGTATGAAACTTTATCCCACAAGATTCAGTGGTTATTATGTTACTGAGGATGGAGAAATATGGACAGAATGGTACAGATATTCTGCAAGAAAAGGTGCGCCAAGAAAAATGTCCCAAAATCAAAGAGGAGGTACAAATAAAGATGATCGATACTTATCAATAAGTATCTCATTAAAAGATGAAAATAATAAAACAACCAAACAGATTAAATACTATTCCCATAGGTTGATTGCAGAAACCTTATTATCAAATCCAAATAATTTTAAAGAAATTGATCATATTGATAGAAATAAAAAAAATAATTCTATAAGTAATTTAAGATGGTGCAATAGAGAGATTAATATGAATTGGAGTACAGAAAAAAATGCAAAATATTTTAAATTAACAGATATTACTACAAATAAAGTTTATGAGGGTGAAAATCTTCAAAAATTTATTAGAGATAATTGGAACTGGATTTCAAAAAGAACAAAAATCGCTGATGTAAGAACATTTACTAGAAATTTAATAGGAAAACACAAAAAACAATCACATGTGAATGGATTTATTCTTAAAAGGTAGAATCTCATATATAAAATCGAAACATCATATACATCAAATGAAAAAAAATCGCGGAGATATTTTTGAGTCCATAGAGGTTGATCCAATTAGTGGAGACTATTACATCACAATCCCAGAGCAAATTATGAATGACTTAGAATGGTACGAAGACACCAAGATTAAATTTTCCGTTGAGGGTAGCGAAGTCGTTCTATCAGAGGCGGATTGACTTCTTATAGATAATGGAGTATGATATGAATGCACATTTATCTTTTTATGAATTTAATAGATAGATTTTACAAATATCTACCAGATATTCTTGACGAAAATACTTGTTGGGAATGGAGAGGATGTTTAGATTCTTATGATTATGGTTCATTTTCCTATAATAAAAAAACATACAAAGCACATAGACTTATGTATGAAATGCATTATGGAATTGCATTAAATGATTTACATTGCTTACATAAATGTGATAATCGTAAATGTGTAAATCCATTACATTTATTCGCCGGAACAAATCTTGATAACATAAAAGACAAAGTTAAAAAAGGAAGATGTTATACAGGAAATCAAAAAGGTGAACATAATGGAGCATCTAAACTTAAAGATAATGATGTAATTGAAATTAGAAGATTGTATAATATTAAAAAATATACAACTATTAAACTTGGTGAAATGTATGGTATTCATCGCTCTACAATCTCATATATTGTAAATAACAAAACCTATACACATTTGTTGGAGAATTAATTTATGGCTCGTGGATTTACTGTAAAAGCAAAGGCACCAGTTGCCGGAAATAGCACAGAAGAATGGGATTATAATCTCGCAAAAGAAATGGTACGCGGAAAGTCCATCGTCTTTTGTCTTCCAGGAAGAGGAGTTTCATATACTTACCTCAAAAACTTTGTACAACTTTGTTTTGATCTTGTACAATCGGGAGCAAGCATCCAGATCTCGCAAGACTATTCATCCATGGTAAACTTTGCAAGATGCAAATGTTTAGGTGCGAATGTACTGCGAGGACCCGATCAGATTCCCTGGGATGGCAAACTCAATTATGATTGGCAACTTTGGATTGATTCTGACATCGTTTTCAATAGTAATAGTTTTTGGCAATTAATTCTGATGGATAAGGACATTGCTTCTGGGTGGTATGCAACAGAAGATGGGCACACGACCTCAGTTGCACATTGGTTGGATGAAGACGACTTCCGTGGCAATGGTGGTGTGATGAATCATGAAACCGTTGAAAGCATCTCAAAGCGTCGGAAACCCTTTACAGTTGACTATGCAGGTTTTGGATGGCTTCTGATTAAGAATGGAGTCTTTGAACACTCTGAGATGAAGTATCCTTGGTTTGCTCCTAAGATGCAAGTTTTCGAATCTGGTCAAGTTCAAGACATGTGTGGTGAAGATGTATCATTCTGCCTGGATGCAAAAGAAGCAGGATTTGAAATCTGGTGCGACCCTCGTATCAGAGTTGGTCACGAAAAAACAAGAGTAATTTGATACAATGGCAGAAACTTACAATATTCTCTGTAAGGGTCGTAAAATATATACAAGTCTTTCAGAGGAAGAATATTTCAATGTTATGGAAGACTTGTCAATTGAATATTATCAGACAGGTTCTCCAAGACCTGAAGATCTTGAAACTGAAATTTTATCGGAGTAACAATCATGGCAAAAGGTGGATCACTAAAGAACAGTTCTTATATTCCGGGGCCTCCTAAGAAGTCTCGTCAAGGAGCAGGTGGAGGAACTAAATATGCTGCGTCTTCTCGTAATGGAGCGCGTAAAAAGTATAGGGGTCAAGGTAAAGGATAATGTATAGTAGAGATCAAATTTTAAATTCGATCAAAAACTTAAAAACATTCCTCAAACCCAGCACTATTCCTGGTGCTGGTGTTGGGGTTTTTTCTTTAATAGACATTCCTAAAGATACTCTTATTTTTGAAGTTGAAAGAAAAGATGATTACTTTTTTAAAAATTCAGAAATAAAAGATCTTCCACCCAATATTCAAGAATACATATTAGGAATGACGGATGGAATAGAAGGAGAAGGTTTTTATCTTGATGTTCCAGCATTTAAAATTTATACCGCTTATTATATTAATCATTCCCATAATCCTAATGTATTTTGGGATAGAAGAACTGATGAAATTTTTTCCATAAAGCACATTCAATATGGAGAAGAATTAACAACATACTACAAACCTAATGAGAGAGATTTTAAATGAATGTTATCAATTTACCCCCAAAAAAAGTTTGGATTCGTAAAGAATATCTAAGAGATCTTCGTGATGGTCATGGAGAGTATGTAAAAGCATGGTGGGTCTCTTTAAAATCAATTTGGGGAAGATCTTTTTACTTTGAATCATATATTCCAGAATATGGTGCCTTATATGATAAACTTCCAATTTCTGCCTTTTTAAATTGGGAAAGTGACCATCCAGATAAACCAAGGATACTTGAAAAAGATCTACCATTACCCGATCTTCAGTATTGGGATTCCTTCGATTACGACTCTGAGATTGTTGAAAAGCAATTTTTATACACGATGAGTGTTGAAGTTAAGCACAGATCAGGTTATATCTCAGAGGGTGGTAGATATTTGTTCACAATTGATGCTTCTCATCGGGATAGAAACATCCCAGATCTAACATTTGCCGAATTTGCAGAAGAACATAAGTCACATAACTGTATTATTCTCCCAAATGGTCAAATTGGTCTCTATCCAAATAATCGGTGTAGATGGAAAGATGAGAGTTTAACTCCAAAAATACTCAAAAAACCAGATTTTCTTGTTTCAACAAGGCATTTTACGACTGAAACTGGTCAATATAATGAATATCTAGGACATACCGAAGAATATTTTTGGGAAGCAGATCAAAATACGAAATAAATAAATTTTTTGCTGAAACCTGAATTGGAACAATACTCAATGGGTAAACACCTTCTCTTAGAGGTGTATGATGTTGATTTTGAAGCGATTAATGATGTAGAATCACTTCAAAATGCCATGATTAGGGGGATAAATCGTGCAAAAATGACGATTTTGAACACATTTTCTCATTGTTTTCTTCCTCAGGGTTGCACTATCGTCATTGCACTTGCAGAAAGTCATGTTTCATGCCATACGTGGCCCGAAAATGGATGTCTTGCCATCGATGTTTACACATGTGGTGAAGGAAATCCAAAATTAATTGCATTAGAACTCTTAAAATACCTAAATTCAGACAATTATAACATAAGGGAACTGAATCGTTAAATACAAATAAGGAGATAGCAACCTCCTTTATAAAAGTTCTGTTTTATTCACTAAAACAGGAGCTAAAATGTCAAATTTACCCGTTGATAGAGATTGGGAACATATGAAATCGATGTGGGGAACTACTCACCTTGTAACTGATTATCAGTCTCAACCTCAAAAAAGAGTAATTCAAGAAGTTATGCATGATCTTGCACCTCGTCATGACTTAAAAAAACAACAAGATCTGCATGAAAAAATTCGTAATGATGATGATTATGATGATTGGGACTATGGGACTGAACCAGCATATGGAATACCTTGGAAATCATCATAAATAAGTAAAGAACTCATCTAAAAATGACAGTCACCAGGATATCCAGATCTTTTAAAGATATTAGTTTATCTTTTGACCCACATCCGGTGACTAAAGATCTTTCTGTTTTAACAAATGAAAGAGCAATTATTCGCTCAGTTCGCAATTTAGTTGAAACAATTCCAACAGAAAGATTTTTTAATCCTACTCTTGGATCGAATGTAAGAAGCAGTTTATTTGATTTTGTTGATTATGCAACTGCTTCTACAATTCAAGATCAAATTATTGAAGTGATTAATAATTATGAGCAGAGAGTAACAAATACAGTTGTTCAAGTTGACCCCATACCAGATCTTAATGAATTTGAAATAACGATCACATTTGATATTATTGGACAAGAAATACCAGCGCAACAGTTTTCATTCATACTAGAGGCAACAAGATAAAATGCCTTTTACTAAATTTACAAATCTAGATTTCGATCAAATAAAGACTTCGATCAAAGATTATCTCCGTGCCAACTCTACATTTACGGACTTTGATTTTGAAGGATCAAATTTTTCTGTCTTAATCGACACCTTAGCGTATAACACATATATTACAGCATTTAACTCTAATATGGTTATAAATGAGTCCTTCTTGGACTCTGCAACCGTAAGAGAAAATGTAGTATCTCTTGCAAGAAATATTGGATATGTTCCATACTCTAGAAATGCCTCAGAGGCAATTGTATCGTTTACAGTAACTGTATCACCTAACAGTTTCCTACAAGACGGCACACCAGTTTATACCCCCACAGTGACCCTACAGGCGGGTCTTGTATGCACTGGATCGGTAAAAGGTACTTCTTATGTATTTTCCATTCCAGAGAACATCACAGTTCCAGTAGTAAATGGGATAGCATCATTTGATAGTATCTCAATTAAGGAAGGAACTTTTCTTACAAAAAGATTTACTGTAAATGCTTCTTTAGATCAAAGATTTATACTTGAAAACTCTTTTATTGATAGTTCTACAATTAGAGTTTATGTAAAAGGATCAAGTGATAGTGGACTCGGAATAAAATATTCATTAGTTGATAATATTTTTCAAGTTGATTCAAATTCTCAAATCTTTTTGATTCAAGAAGTTCAAGATGAAAAATATCAACTTCTTTTTGGGGATGGATTTTTTGGACAAAAACTAGAAAACGGTGCAATTATTACCAGCAACTATATCATAACAAGTGGAAAAGATGGTAATGGTGTAGAAACATTCACTTTTGCAGGATCTTTAAGAGATTCTGATGATAGGAATGTAATTCCACAAAACACAATCACAGTTACAACAAATCAAAGATCCCAGAATGGTTCTGAAATTGAAACTATAGACTCCATTCGTTATTTTGCTCCAAGGTTATATGCCTCACAGTATAGAGCAGTAACTGCAAGTGATTATGAAACGATTATAAAATCCAAAATATATGGAAATGCAGAGTCCATTTCTGTGATTGGTGGAGAAGAGTTATCACCTCCCCAATTTGGAACTGTTTTAATTAGCATTAAACCAAAGAATGGTACGTTTGTTTCTGATTTTGATAAAGATAACATACTTTCAAAATTGAAACAATATAGTGTTTCTGGAATAAATGCAAAAATTATAGATCTCAAGATTCTTTATGTTGAAATTGAATCTTACATTTATTATAATGAAAGTCAAATTGCAAGTTCTTCCGATTTAAAAACAAAAATAAATACATCTCTGACAAAGTATTCACAATCTGTTAATTTAAATAAATTTGGTGGAAGATTTAAATATAGTAAAGTCTTACAAGTTATAGACGGTACAGATAATGCTATTACATCAAATATTACTAGAGTGAGAATAAGAAGAGATTTAAAAGCACTAATAAATCAACAAGCACAATATGAAATTTGTTTTGGCAATCAATTCCACGTAAATCAATACGGATATAATATAAAATCATCAGGATTTAGAATACAAAATGAACCAGATGTTGTTTATTTCAGTGATGTTCCAAATTCTGATGGTAAAACTGGTGTTATTGCAATTGTAAAACCAACAACCAATACAAGTATGGAAACACAATCTAATGTTTCCTTACAACCATTTGTTATTGTACAATCTGCTGGAGTAGTTAATTATGAAACTGGAGAAATAATTATTAACACAGTTACCATTACATCAACTTCTCTTAAAAATGATATCATTGAAATACAAGCATATCCTGAATCAAATGATGTTGTGGGACTGAAAGATCTTTATGTTTCTTTTGACATTTCAAAAAGTCAAATAAATATGGTAAAGGATACTATTGCATCTGGTGAGGACATTTCTGGTATTGTCTTTACAAAAAATTCTTATCGCTCAAGTTATTCGAACGGGAGTTTAACGAGGTCATAATATGGTACAAAATGGTTTCGAGTCAAGAGTAAAAGTACAGCAAATAATTGATAGTCAATTACCAGAATTTGTTTTAGATGAAAATCCAAAAGCATCTGAATTCTTAAAGCAGTATTATATTTCTCAAGAATATCAGGGTGGATCAGTAGATATTGTTGAGAATCTAGATCAATATATAAACCTCGATAGTCTTATTCCTGAAGTTATTGTAGGATCTACAGGATTAACAACTCATATTTCTGCATCTTCTGGAATTATCACTGCCACATCAACTAAAGGATTTCCTTCTTCTTATGGACTGTTAAAAATTGATGATGAAATAATTACATATACTGGAATTACAACAAATACCTTCACTGGGTGTGTTCGTGGTTTTAGTGGTATTACAAATTATCACAAAGATTTGGAATATCAAGAATTAGTTTTTACCGAATCTTCGGCTGCATCTCACTCTGCAGGTGCCAGTATTGAAAATCTTAGTTCATTATTTTTACAGGAATTTTATAAAAAAATTAAATTTAGTTTAACACCAGGTCTTCAAGGTGTAGATTTTACTTCAAATTTAAATGTTGGAAATTTTATAAAAGAGGCAAGAACTCTTTACGAATCAAAAGGAACTGCAGAATCCTTCAGAATTTTATTCAATGTTTTGTTTGGCGAAACTCCAACTGTAGTAGACTTGGAGCAATTTTTAATTAAACCATCCGATGCCAAATTCATAAGAAGAAATGTTGCTGTAGTTGATGTAATTTCTGGTGATCCTACTAAATTGTTTGGGCAGACAATTAAAAAATCTACTGATGAAAGTACTACTGCATCAGTCTCTGAAGTAGAAACAATCACTAGAAAGGGAAAGACATATTACAAACTAAACTTTTTTATTGGATATGATGATACTTATCCAAATGTTACCGGTACTTTTTCCATAACACCAAATACTAAAGTAGTTGAAGATGTTACTTTAAATAATATTGGTACAATAATTACTGTAGAT